GGTCAAGATTTTTTTAACCAGTTATGAAATAATAGGCATTACTACCGTTTACTTCATTAGTTATTAGTTCTTTTTCTAAATTATCGATCATTTCTTTTGACTCAGCTAGGAGCGCCGTTCCGTTTAGAGTTATTGGACTTCCTGGACCTGCAATGGATCCAAATTTGCTACGAGCTTGCCCTAGCATTTGTTTACAAGTAGCCAGTGCATAGTCTTTTAACCATTGCTTACAGTAGATATCTTGAAGCAGTACCCAGTCTGGACGATAGTTATAGGTTCTACATAAAATTTGTTCGCCTTGTGCAAATGGGCGTTGTAAAATATTTAAAATATGTGTGGTTGGTTTCCATAAAAATTCAATATAGCTACCAAACATACGACCTACCAATTTTTGATAACCAGCGAACGCATCGTAAGTGGCTAGGCCGCCCATCATACTGCCTGACATCAAATAAGTATTTGTATAGGCTAAATTGAACGGTTCAAAAAGTGTGCCGCCCGCACCAATGCCAGTTCGACTTCCAATGGCACGCCTGAATACTTCTCGAACTGTAATTACTTCGTCAGGTAATCTATATTCATTTTGATCTTGTATAAGTTCTAAAAATAGATAGCTTTCTTCCACAGCATTGGGACTACGTTGACGATATTTTATTAAAGCTCTATCTAAAGCAGTTTCGTAGTGTACAGAATCTAATTCTACATCAATCATACCATCGCCTAGCATGGTACGGCAATAATCAAACACTTTGTTTCTTTCAGTTGTTGAATCTGATTGCGTCGTTGATGGTAAATCGTCCATATTTTAATCCTCTTACTATATTTAGCTAAGATAAATATGTTACTATGCCAAGACTTTCTTTATACCGTCCCGAAAAGGGTTCAGACTATAAGTTTATAGATCGCAACGCCAGTGAGATGTTTCAAGCTGGCGGTACTGATGTTTACTTACACAAATATTTAGGTACTAATAATACAGAAAATAATGCTACCGCTGATAAACCCGTTTATCCTAGCACTAGCGTGACTAATATTCAAGATTTATTATTTTTAGAAAATCGTGATAGGACTTACGATAAAGAAATTTATAGAATTCGTGGACTATACAATGTTCAAAATATAGATTTTAATCTAAGTCAATTTGGTCTTTTTATAGATAACGATACACTTTACATGACTGTACACATTAATGATTTTATTAAGTATGTTGGTCGTAAACCTATTAGTGGTGATGTTATAGAACTACCACATCTGCGAGATGAGTTTGCGTTGGGCGATTTTGATGTTGCTATGCCCAGATATTATGTTATTGAAGATGTTGGTCGTGCCAGCGAGGGATTCAGTGTCACTTGGTTCCCTCATCTTTACAGGTTAAAAATTAAAAAAATTGTTGATAGTCAACAATACAAAGATATTTTTGATCAACCTGCAAAAGATGCCAACGGTGATCCTACAAATAATACACTAAGAGATTTGCTCAGCATGTATAACACTGAGCTGTCTATTAATGATCAAGTTATAGCTCAAAGTGAAGCAGATGCTCCAGAAAGTGGATACCAAACTAGACAATATTATACTTTAGCAGCAGATCCCCTAACTGGTAAACCTGTGCTAAAAACAGCCGACGAAACAGACCTATTGGCAAGCGATAGCGGCACTTCAATCTTAGCAAGTGCACAAGATGGCGTTCCCCAAAGAAGTGGATACACAGGACATTTAATAGGGGATGGATTTCCAGTCAATGGTTACGATTTTGGGTTTGGAGTACAATTTCCAGCCAATCCTGCTACTGATGATTTTTTCTTAAGAACCGATTATTTTCCAAATAGATTATTTAGATTTGATGGTACACAAAGTGTGTGGATTGCTGTAGAAGATTCTGTGCGAATGACTATGACCCAAACTGATACAAGATCTACTCAAAAAACTGGATTTATTAATAACGATAACTATACATACAACGATGCGGTAGCTACTGATTATAAGACATTGGCCATTGGCGCTACTATCGTTGAAACAATAATTCCTTACACTACGACAGCACCTTATCTTGTGTTAAAGTTTCAGACAGCTCAACAGACTATCGAATATGTTGTTGCAGACTATCAGGGACTAATTACCAGCTATCAATATACTAGTCCAACTGGCATTCAAACTGCCTGCATTAAGATTAATTTGCCAGTAATTAATTCTGTTCAGCAAACAATTCCTTATGCTGGGCAATGGACTATTACACTATATAATGCTAGAGATGCACAACGACAAAGTTTAAGTAAGGCACTAAAACCAAGGGCAGATTTATAATGGAATTTTTCTACGATGGGCAAATTAGACGGTACATCACACAAGTAATTCGTGTGTTTAGTAATTTTGTGGTACAATATAGTGATGGCACACTGCGCCGAATACCTGTAATGTATGGGGATGCTGACCGACAAGTTGCTAGTATTATTAGAAGTAATACTGAAAATAAAGTTAATAGTGTGCCTAGAATCAGTGTGTATGTTACTGCATTAGCCTTAGATAAAGAAAGACTTTCTGATGCAACTTTTATCAGTAAAGTGAATATTCGCGAAAGAGATATATCTTCTGATGGTACAACCTATAATCAAAGTCAAGGACGAAACTACACCGTAGAAAGATTAATGCCCACACCATTTAAACTGACTTTAAAAGTAGATATTTGGGCTAGCAGTACAGAACAAAAATTACAAATACTAGAGCAGATATTGGTTTTATTTAATCCTAGTTTAGAGTTACAAACTAGTGATAACTACTTAGATTGGACCAGTTTAAGCGTGTTAAATCTTGATGATATTAGCTGGTCAAGCAAACAAGTGCCAGTTGGTAATGATACACCAATAGATATAGCGACGCTAACTTTAGATACTCCTATATGGATCAGTCCGCCAGTTAAAGTTAAAAGGCTTGGAGTTATTACAAAAATTATTACCAGTTTATGGGGAACATCAGCAACTTCAGGCAATTACATTGAAGGATTAGGGGACGATCCTATTGCTGGAACTGTGTCTTTTGGAGATCTAATTGATCAAATAGTTACTACAATCAGTGGATACAAGTTGGAAGTGTATGGTTCGCAAGTAATTGCCCTTAATTCAGCAGAAAGCGTTTTGCCCAATGAACCTTCATTAAATCCTGCGCCTGTGAGACAAGGTACACCGATAAGCTGGTTAGAAATATTTGCTACAGCAGGAGGCAAATATGTTGCCGGTAGTAGCACAATATACCTATTACAACCTAACGGATCGTATGTGGTAGGAACTGTTGCTATAAACAGTTTAGACCCTACAATTCTACAAGTTAATTGGAATCCTGACACTCTGACAACAAATACTGGAATTGATAGTAATGGCGTTTTAGAAGGTGCAGTAAATTACAACGGAGCCGGTAGTTATAGACCTAACAGTCCTGGTACTTTTGATGCTATAATAAATCCACAAACTTACACCCCAACCCATTTAGTAGCAGGAACTAGATATCTAATCATAGAAGATATAGGAGCGCAAGGAGTTACTACTGAAGTATGGGGATCACTGGTAGCAACCGCTAATGACATCATTGAATGGACTGGTTCAGCATGGAAAATAATTTTTAATAGTAGTCAAGAAACAACCACTATGATATGGCAAACTAATATATACACTGGAGTTCAATATCTTTGGAATGGAGTTTCCTGGGTCAAGAGCTACGAAGGTGAATATCCAGCAAGTCAATGGAAAATAGTATTATAAAAGAATCAATAGTCTGTAGCGGTGCATTGTTTTATGCTAAAACAACTGGTCGATTTTTATTGTTACAGAAACGCCAAGGCAAACACGAAGGCACTTGGGGACTTGTAGGAGGTACCACTATAAGTGGTGAAACTCCCTGGGAAGGGTTGCAACGTGAGATACAGGAAGAAATCGGAAGTATTCCTGTTATAATTAAAACTATTCCTTTAGAAACATTTGTCAGTAATGACAATGTGTTTAATTTTCATACTTACTTGTGCGTAATTGAAAATGAATTTGTCCCTGTTTTAAGTAACGAGCATCAAGGTTGGGCTTGGGCCACTATTGATCGAGCTCCTAAGCCATTGCATCAAGGTTTACGAAATAGTTTTTCTAGCAAAATTATTCGTACTAAACTACAAACAGTATTTGATCTAGTTGATTTAATCTAAAAAAGCACTCCTAAGAGTGCTTTTTGTTTTTTACGCTTGAGCTTCGCCCCATCGTAGAACCAAGTTCTGATTAAGGGGTGTTCCTTGTGTAATATAAGCATTGATAAACAATACATCGCAACCATTAGGATAAGTACCTCTGCCACCAATTGGTGTGTTGGTCAATTCTTTAAATGGTGTCAAATCTAGAGCGTCTTTGTTAGCTGGTGAATTTACATATGAAAATACAGTTTCACCTGGTAAGGCATAAGTTCCTCTACTGAACTGAACAATTGAACTAGCAGAAACAGCAGTAACAATAGCAAAGTTAAAAGTAATGGTAAGACTATTAATTGCAGTAACTTTGGTTAACCCTTGACAAGCGTTGGTAGTTGCTGGAAAAAATACATCATCTCCTACTTTAATACCGGTTGTACTGACAACAGTCATACTTAGCGCACCCACACCTAATCCGCCAACATTGGTGATAGTGGTAAAATTATTTGCACTATTTGTAAACACCATTGAAGAGCCAGGAGCAACTTGACTGAAACTTGGTTGTCCACTTGGATTCACAGCTGAACTCAAACTGGCCCATTGAATATTTGATAGTGCAGGATAATTGCTAGGATTTAAAATTCCTTCAATAACAATCGCTGTATTAGCATTACTTGTATTACCCGCACACGATTCAAGTGTTTGTAACAAGAAACTAGCGCGATTGATCAGTTCACGACCGCCTAAATCACCAGTTAATGCATTACTTACGCTAGGTGCTAATCGTACTGCAAAAGCGGTAGTTTTCTTAGTTGAAATATTTACATTAGGCTGACTGTAGTTGAAAATATATGAACGGTCAGTATCAAATCCACCGTCTTGTACAAAAGCTGCTCCCCAGTGGCTAACTACTGGGCTGGCAGTGCCGTTTATTTGTATTACACCGGTATTAGGAGTGTGAGTAGCTGCACTACCTGCTCCAAATGTTTTATATCCACCAACTGCCCATGGTACTATGCTTTGTCCTCTATTAGCTATGCTTGTTAACAAAAGAGCGTTCACAGTCATATAATAATTGGTATTAGATGCACCATAAGGATTGTAAGTGTAAGTGGTTAAACCAGTTACTGGAGCAGATAACCCTGCGTTAGAAGATAAAGTTATAGTATTAGTACCAATACTAGCAATATAATATGTCTGCCCTGAAACTATACCACCTATGCTTAAACCAAGTGGATGTATAAAAACTATAGGTTGACCAGTAGCCATATTAGCTGTTGATCCTACAGTAATAGTATTACCTCCGCTGATGGCTGTTGCTATGGTGTTAATTTTAGCTGTGTATTGTATAATTTCATTGTCTATATATACTGTGGCAAAACCAGTACCAGCGTTGACTGTGCTAGGAGTTGGGAAGATTGAAGTGTCGTTAACTGGAATTACTAAATCAGTAGGAGATACCGAAACTGTTCCTACCGTCCATGTTCTTGCTGCTTCATTTTGTACTTCATAACGCACTGGTATATTACCGGTACGCATCCAACCTTCGTTGTTCAGATTGTTGTTTCTCAAACGATGTACTGTTACAAATTTGCCTTCTGGGCCACGCATCATCCAGTCAATGAATCCAGCACCGTACCATGTCCATTGCAATCCAACCATCTGCATTTTCCAAGGATTCAGCAGATATCCGCTGGGGTTAAATGGGCCATTTGAGCCGTCCATGCGATCGGTATTCCATTTACTCTGTGGAACAATATAGTCTATAGTTTTGGTCATTTTGATACCATATAGATTACTGTAACCACGGAATTGAGGATTTACATACATCAATGTGTCAGATACTACCTGTGTAATCATATGGCTCATACCTCTAATTACAACACGATCTCCAACATATAATTGAGATGTAAATCTAGTGTTTATACCAATAATTTGCCCGCTGCCTACTACGGCATTGATAGTACCTGCCAATTGATAAGTGCTGGATCGTCTCACTATTGAAACATTCTGACCATCATACTGGAAAAATACTCCGTTTTGTTCGTCATATGTGCCTGAACGCACTGTGGAACCATACCAGTTAGTCAAACTTAGAAAGCATGGATCGTTGATACTAGCATAAGTAGTGGCAGCGGTAGATGCTAGAGCAGATTGGGCTACTACTAACAAATTTCTTTCGTCTATGATACCAGCAACGGTATAGTTTCCATTAAACCCTGAAGAAACTACACCTGTTAACAACACTCCTGCGCCAACTTGACAACCATGATCTACATCATCGGTAACTATTTGAATAATCGAAGTTAATGTTGCAGTTGCACCCGATACAGCACTGGTCGATGTAAACACTGCAGCG